GTTTGTAAGCGGTTAGGTGAGCCAGTAGATGCAAGGTTAGAGACTTTCATCAGCACTCTAAAAAGTGTTGAGGTGTTGGACTCCGACCCTTTGTCTTAAAGCGCGATCATCCATTCACTTACCTTATTGCTAGACTAAGCATTAGGTTGGGGATCGCGCCACAGCAGTTACTAGAGTTAGACCCAATAATGCTTCAAGCCTTGTTGCAGGGTCTTAGAGATGAAGCAAGGGAGTCTAGCGATGCCAGTAGAAGTAAAGGGCGTAATCGCACTCCGTAAGGCTCTTAATGCCTATGCTCCTGACTTAGCTAAAGAATTGACTGCTGAGATTACTAAGTCTCTTAAAGTAATCCAAAAAGATGCCAGAGGATTTATCCCCTCAATGGCTCCTAATAATCTTTACAATTGGAATGACAAGGCTCAGGGTCGGCAGATTACTGCTAAGACTTCTATGTTTAGAACCTTCAACACAGAAGGTCGCTTGCGTATGTTTCCGCTTTACAATGCAGCTGTAATTAAGCGCGGTATTGTGTATCGCACTGGCTATGGCAAGCCCAACTCTAAAGGATTTCGTTCTCTGTTTCGTGTAAGAAACTTGACAGCAGCAGGTGCAATTTATGAGACTGCTGGTCGCAAGAACCCTAACGGAGACCCAAGAAGCAAATCCAATAATCCACGCGCTGGTGCTAGGTTTGTCCAGCAAGGCGCGCTGTATAATCGTAAAAACGCTGGCTCAAGCGGTGACATGAGAGGTCGTGCAATCTTTCGTGCGTGGGATCAAGATGAAGGAAAGCAACTTGCTAACATTATGCAAGCTATTGAAAACACTAGGGTCAAGTTTAATAAGCGAGCAACTGTCAGCAGTGTAAGGGAGTCAGCATGAGTAATGTAGTCATTGACATTGCAGCAGAATTTACTGGAAAAAAAGCATTTAAGCAGGCTGACACAGCAGCTGCAAAGCTCACTAAAAGCATTGCTAATGTTGCTAAGGGATTCGGCATTGCCTTCTCAGCTAGAGCATTAGCGCAATACAGTAAGCAAGCAGTCAATGCTTTTATTGCCGATGATAAAGCGGCAAAGGTTCTTTCCCGTACCCTTAACAATCTTGGTCTGGCTTTCGCTGACCCAGCAGTTAAAACATTTATAGCAGATTTAGAAAAGCAATACGGCGTTCTTGATGATCTTCTCCGTCCTGCCTATCAGAAGTTAATTACCACAACTGGAGATTATCGTAAGTCACAAGAGTTATTAAGAACTGCTCTTGACCTTAGCGCGCAAAGTGGTTTTGATGTTGTTTCTGTAACGGATGATATTGCAAGGGCATACGCGGGCAACACTAAAGGTTTACAAAAGTATGGTCTAGGTCTAAGTAAAACCCAACTAAGCGCAATGTCATTTGAAGAAGTCCTGCTTAGAATTGCAAAGATTTCTAGCGGTCAAGCAGCTCTAGCTGCTGACACTTATTCTGGAAAACTAGACAAACTTAATGTTGCAGTTGCTAACGCGTCGGAAACTATCGGCGGAGCATTGATTGATGCTTTCGGTACATTTGCAGGCAATGGCGATATAGACAAAGCAATTGGCAAGATTGACTTCTTTAGTAAGCTCTTGGCAACTATTATTTCTCCTAAACTTATGGAACAGGCTTTAAGTGGGGTTGATTTCAAGTTCGGAATTATTCCAACTTTGAAAACACCTAACACAAATCGATCTGCAAGCCCAGCAGGAACCTATGCTAGGAATCAAGCAGAGATGAAGGCTGCCGCTGCCGCCAAGAAGCAGCAAGCCGATATGCTGGCAACCAATAAAAAGACATTAAAATCCCAGCAAGATGCATTAAAATTGGCTAAGGCTAAAGCAATATTTGACATCCAAAAGATTCAGATTGAGGCAGCTCTCAAGGGTAAGATTTCAGAAGAAGATCGTATTCGTCTCAAGCTGATGCAGGCTATTGAATCTGAAAACATAAGCCAGATAGAGAAATACACAAAGCTGCTAGATGATGCACAAAAGAATACTGACAAGTTAGTATCCACTTTGGCAGGCATCCAGCCTCTAGATGATGTGTTTAAGAACTGGAACTTTATGTCAGTTAAGGCACAACTGGCAAGCCTACAGACATACTTTAATAATTTTGCAGGCTCTGCTGCTTCAGCCTTTGCTTCTCTAGGCGCAGCACAGCAAGCCTCTTTGGGTGGCTATAAGCCATTTGTAGGTGCAGCTATACCATCAAGCGGTGGGGCTTCTACATCAATGCCATCTACTGCTGGCCTAGGTACTTCTGGTACAGGCAGTCAATTGCCTACAGGAGTTACCATTAATGTCAATACTGGCATTGGAGACCCTAACGCTATTGCCGAGGCTATTGAGAATGTATTAGTTGAGGCTAATTACAGAGGCACTCTTAGAGGACTTATAGCTGTATGACATGGCTACCAGAATGGCGAATTACAGTAGGTGATGATGTTTATACAACTGTCACCTCTGTCTCTTTTGCATCTGGTCGCTTAGACATTGATCGGCAAGCAACCGCAGGTTACTGTCAAGTACAGATCATCAACACTACTGGCGCAGATTTCACCATCAATGTAACCGAGCCAATTACTTTAGAGCTAAAGAATGGCAGTGGCACTTATGTCACTGTATTTGGTGGCGAAGTATCAGACTTTAACATTAGTGTTAGAAGCCCAGAGGAAACTGGCTACATCACTACTGGCACAATTCTAGGTATTGGATCACTCGCTAAACTGACAAAAGCTGTCTATAACACTGCACTTGCAGAAGGCTTGGATGGCGCACAGATTGCAGCTATCTTAGGTGCAGCACTAAATCTGTCATGGGCAGAAGTGACTCCAACCCTTACTTGGGATACTTATCCAGCAACTCAAACATGGTTAGACGCTGAGTCCTACATTGGCACTATTGATACAGGCTTCTACACGATGATTGCTCTTGCAGCTAGTGCTTCTGCTAAGTCACAAACCCTTGCAGATCAAATTGCCACTAGCGCGCTCGGAACAGTCTATGAGGAAAAAGACGGAGATGTTTCCTATGATGACGCAGACCACAGATCTAATTATCTTGCAGCAAATGGCTTCACTAACCTTGATGGCTCGTATGCAACACCAAGCTCTATCACCTCAACAACTCAAATTGCTCGCATCCGTAACAGCCTTATCTATCGCTACTCCACAGGGTACGGCAGCACCTACAGTACCTCTGACGCGGACTCTATAGCTTCTTACGGACTCTTTGAGCGTTCTGTGGACTCCAACATCAAGAACCTCGGTGACATCACTGACATCGCCACACGCGAGTTAAACCTTCGCAAGAACCCTAGAGCTTCACTTGGTGCAATTACCTTTAGACTTGACAATCCAGACATTCCAACTGCCATGCTGGACAGCCTAATTGCAGTGTTTTTTGGTGAGCCTGTCTTAATTAATAACCTGCCAACTAACTTATTCGGCGGATCATTTGATGGCTTTGTTGAAAATGTAGCCCTACGCGCTACTCCTAGCTTTACTGAGATTACTCTCTACATCTCAGCTACAGACTTCTCACTATCGACTACACAATGGGAAACAGTATTGCCTGCCTCACTAATTTGGACAGGCGTAAATGCTATACTAACTTGGACAAACGCGACAGGAGCTTTAACCTAATGGCAACTACGACCCCGAACTATCTTTGGAGTGTTCCCACATCCAGTGATCTAGTAAAAAATGGCGCAACAGCCATCGAGACACTAGGCGATTCTGTCGATGCATCACTGTGGAACTCTGGCTATGGTCAAGCAGGCAAGAACAAGATTATCAATGGTGATATGAATATCTGGCAACGCGGAACTTCAATCACATCCAACAGTGGTTCTTGGGTTTATTCAGTAGATAGATTCCAGACTTACATGACAGTTACAACAGGCACTTGTGTGATTTCTCAGCAGACATTTACTCCGGGTACTGCTCCTGTTGCAGGTTATGAAGGCACATATTTTATGCGAGCTACTGCTCCAACAACAGGTTCTTCTGGTCTTAATTTTAGACAATCAATAGAAAATGTACGCACTTTAGCAGGCCAATCCGTTACTTTTTCTTTCTGGGCTAAGGCATCAGCTACTACTGCTGGAAAAATGAAACTCACGCAGAACTTTGGTTCTGGTGGTTCAGCCAGCGTTGATAGTGCTTTAACCTCAGTATCTTTCACAACTTCATGGGCGCGCTACTCAATGAGTGTTACTTTGGGTTCAGTTAGTGGTAAAACCATAGGAACTTCAAGTTTCTTAGATGCTTATTACTATACTGATAGCAATTTTTCTAGTGCTGCAACTATTGATTTCTGGGGTGTGCAGGTTGAATACGGATCAATCGCAACTCCATTTCAGACTGCAAGCGGTGGCAGTATCCAAGGCGAATTGGCTATGTGCCAGCGTTATTACTACCGCATTACAAATCCTACTTCTTCTTTTTATCGTTTTTCACTAGGTCAATGCACTGGAGCTACAACGGCACAGATAGTCACACAGTTTCCAGTAACAATGCGAATTAATCCAACTGCCTTAGAACAGGTTGGAACAGCTGCAAGTTATTCTTTAACTACCGCTATAGGTGGTGCGGTTGCTTGTTCGGCGGTTCCAACTTTTGACTTGGCAAGCACATCTTTTGCTAATTCTGCTTTCACTGTTGCAGCAGGATTAGTCTCTGGTAATTCTACCCAAGCGTTAAACACAATCAGTACGCTTGCTTATCTAGGTTGGAGTGCTGAACTATAATGAAATACGAATTATTACATGAAGTTGATGGCGTTAAGATTTATGCTCGTATTGATGAGGATGGCAAGTGCCGTGTTACATGCACAGAAGATAACCCAGATTACCTTGCTTGGTTAGATGAAGCCTCATCTAAGTAAAGCTGCTATCCAGTTAAGGGAACAGTTAGATGATTCCTTCCCAGATC